CTGGTGAATATGGTATTGCATATGGTGCTCTTAAGAATTATGAAGTGCCTATATTCTCATCAGTTGAAATCGGTAAATCAACAGATTACAAATTCAAAGACGGTATTATCAGTTATAAAGCTTCAGTATTTACCGGTGGGAATGTTGTAGGTTATAACGGTTTCTTACGTATCAAAAAGAAAGCAGTAGCTTAACAGTTAACACTGATTAATAAATGATAAGAAAGGATTGATTCCATGGCAATATTAGATATTGTAAAAAAAGCACTGCTAATACCTTTATCAGAAACATTTGCTGATGATGAGCTTATGACTCACATAGCCAGTTGCAAGCACTACTTAGAAAGTTGTGGGATTGATCCTTCTTATATAAATGATGAGTCGAATCCAATGGTTAGTACAATCATAATTATTTACACAAAAACATTTTTTGGTTTCAAGAATGATGGTAGTGCAAAAGAACTGCCTAAAACATTCGATATGTTAGTCGGGCAAATCGCACTAACGAAAGGAACCATACAAAATGTATCCTAATTCCCCCAATATTAGAATGCAGTTATTGACCATTGATTTGATTTCAAATACTATCGGTAAAACGAGTTATCGTTTCATCAGTTCCAAAGAAGTGATTGGTATTAATTTTAGTATTACATCAAGAGAATATTATGAAAGTAAACGCTCAGATATCAGAATTGATATCGCTGTAAAAGTTCAAAGTTTCTTATATGATTCGAGCAAGTATGTAGAAATTGGTGACGTCATTTATAAAATAGAGAGAACCTATACTGCCGGACAATTTACTGAACTTTACTTATGCAGATCAAAGATCAGAAAGAGTGACATCATTGATTACGCTTGATGAATTAGGAGTTGCTATTGAAAACATGGTAGAAGACTACGTAGATGAAATCATTCCTAAACTAGAGAAGCGTTTAGATGAAACTGCAGAAGAGATTATCAAGTATATTGCAAACCATGCACCAAGAAGTGGTGGATCAAAAGCATTTGCTGATTCCTTTGTTGCGACCCCTCAAGGTGATGGGATTAATAAAGTGATCTCTATCTATTCAAACACCAAAGGAAAGCTCACACATTTACTTGAGTTTGGCTTTACACATCATAGTGGCAAGTATGTTGGACCTCGAGCATTCATGAGACCAGCATTTGATTTACTAACACCGAAGATGTTAGAAGATATTAAAAATATTATTGAAAAGGGTGATGTCTAATGCAAGAACTATTAGAAAATCTATATCAAGTATTAGAGTCAGCATTACCTGGACAAGTCACTTATGGAACAAGAGAAAATATAGATCAGGTATCCGATTATATCGTTTATCAAGAATTAAGTAATCGTGGAACTGTTTATGCGGATGACAAAGTTAAATTAAGAGTAGCTACCATACAAATAAATCTAGTCACACAAAAGAAAAATCTCGAGTTAGAAGAAAGACTCGAGATGTATTTATCTTTAGGTCATTATGAGTATCAGATGTTATCTGAATACGCAAATGAAGATGGCTCTATCACTAGAGTCTATGAAATCAAAATGGAGGATTATTAATAATGAGCAATAAAGTAACGTTTGGACTAACAAATGTTCACTATGCTTTAGCTACACAAGCTGAGGATGGTAGTTGGACTTTTGCATTACCAAAAAGATTAGAAGGCGCACAAGAGATTACTACTGAAGCAATCGGTGGAAGTACTCAAGTGTATGCTGATGATAAAGTAATTGCTACACTCGTATCAAATTCAGGAACGAATGTCACATTAAAATTCACTGAGATTGATGAAGTGTTTAAAAAAGATATTTTTGGTTTCTTAGAAGATACAAATGGAAACCTTGTAGAAATCGTTAATGGCGAAACAAAGACATTTGCCTTAGGTTATGAAATTCAAGGTGATATCAAAGCAAGACGAATTTGGTATTTCTTATGTACGGCTACCCCTTCAGGAGATGCAAGTAAATCTAAAGCAGATTCTATTGAAGCCAATTCAATCACATTAAATATTACAGCCAGACCTATTGAATCTGGAAACAATCTTATTCTAAGAGTAATTGCTGGAGTTGGAGATACCAACTATTCTGTATTTTTAACTAATGCACCAGAATTACCTGTATTTGTTTAAGGTATAAATGATGGAAAAAATACTAAAACTTGGTGACACTGATTACAGATTACATTCGTCAGTTTTTACAATCATTGAGTATCGTAATGTGTTTTCAACCGAACTATTTAACGATATCAAAAAACTTGATAAAGCTACTAGTAAAAAAGAAGAGGATCTATCAACAGTTATTGATACGATCTTTAAAATTATCTATGTTATGCATAGACCTTTCAACAAACGATCTTATAATGATTTCCTGATGTCATTAGACTTTAATATATTAAGCAATCAAGAGGAACTTCAAAATCTGACGAATACGATAGGTGAAATGCTTGCCACCTTTCGGAAAAGTACACCAGGGAGTCCAGGAACAAAGTAATTCTGATAACCAAAACATAACAGCAAACATCATATTTAATCTTGCACATCTTGGAATATCAATTCAAGACACAAAGAATTTTGATTTAGAAACCTATTTTGAAATAGTAGAACTTGAGATGAATGTGATTAGTGGAAAGCAATCAACCAAAAAAGCTACTCAAAAAGATATTGATGCATACCTCATATAAATATATTTATTACATCCCTGTATACTTGATTTATTATTAAAAAAGTGTATTATTAAGTCATGAATGGGAGGGAATAAATATGGGTAAAATGGGATTTGGATATGGTTCAGAATATCAATTAATGCGTTATATGGGAAGACATTTAAATGAATTCAACAAACAAGTTCAAGAGTTATTAGGTTCTGATGACAACATAAACTGGTATGATTTTAATAGAACTGGATTACTTGATAAAGAAATTTTAAATATGGATTTTTGTGAAAATCAACAATTAATTAATGAGTGGAATCAATTATGGCCAACAAATAATGGAAAAGGTGGAATCAATTGGGATGCAATTGGAAAAATTGGTGACACTTATATTTTATTGGAAGCTAAAGCGCATAAGGGTGAACTATCTCAGCCAATGAAAGCCAAAGATGAAACATCTGTTAAGATGATTGAACTTGCTTTTAATAATCTTAGAGATAAATATCAAATTGCATTTAGTAAAAGTTGGACAAAGCACCACTATCAGTTAGCAAACCATCTAGTAGCAGTAGATTTCTTGAATAGTCGAGGAATTAAAGCAGTTTTAATAAACTTATTCTTTATCAATGGATATGAGATTAATGCTTTAGGAAAGCCATTAAAACAAATTAAATCTGTGAGATCTAAGAAGGAATGGTTGGAAATCATTTTGAAAGAACATCTAAAACTTGAAATACATGAGAACACAATAGAAAGAATGATACACAATTTATTCATAGAATGTTAGACACATCAAACTGATGTGTTTTTATTTTGGAAAGAAGGTGAGTATTCATGGCAGAAACAGTAAAAGGTCTCAATATTAAATTAAGTCTTGATGGACGAGATTTAGAGAATGAATTAAACGGAATCAAAAAAGACTTAAAAGAACAAAACAAAGATCTAAAAGCTATTAATACAAACCTAAAATATGATAGTACAAATCTTGATTTGTGGAAATCAAAACAAGGTAAGCTCAATGACATCTTAGGACAAACAAAAAAGAAACTTGAAACTCAGAACCAGGAACTTGAGAAAGCAAAAAAAGCAGTTCAAGTTGGTGATATGAGTCAAGAGGAGTTTAATAAACTCAAACGAAATGTATCCTATTCTGAAGCAGAAGTATCAAAACTGAATAATGAGTTAAGTAAAACTGGTGACAAGATCAAGCAGCTTGGAAATGCTAAGTTTGAGAAGATTGGCAAACTAGGTTCAACACTCACGAAATCTCTGACGGTTCCTATATTAGGAGCCGTTGCTGCTTTAACAGCATTTTCTGTTAAGACTGCATATACTGCAGATGAAATTGGAGACACTGCACAAAAGCTAGGTTTATCTGCTGAAAAGTTCCAGGAATGGAACCATGTGGCTACGATTATGGGTACCTCTACAGAATCCATGTCTAAAGCATTTATGAAAGTAAATGGTATCTTAGGTGATATTGCTACTGGAAATGGTGACAAAGTATCTGATAGTTTAGCATTAATCGGTTTAACAGTAGATGATCTTAAAGGTAAGAATGCTGATCAAGCATTTGAGCTTATTCGAAAAGCATTAAGTGAAGTTGCTGATGAATCTGTTCGAGTAGGTGTGGCCAATGAGTTCTTTGGTGAAAAGATAGGAACAGAAGTACTACCAATATTATCTAGTGAGACTGCTGCAATTAACGATTTAAGAAATGAAGCTAGAGAACTTGGAATTGTTACCAATGAACAAGCAGAACAAGCCGGAGAGTTTACAGATGCTTTAGATCGTACCAAACAAGCTCTATCTAGTTTAGCTGTAGATATTGCAAGTACCGTTTTGCCAGTATTACAAGAACTAATTATCAAAGTCAGAGATAACATTATTCCAACT